AGAGGAACTGATGGATCTAATTTTCCAACTTCTGGATTTATTATGATTAAAAAACTTTTAACTTCATCAGACACAAGCGACCCTTTAAAAGTGGGAACATATCAAAACGAAGTAATAGAATATACTGGAAGATCATCTAATGATTTAACTGGATGTACTCGAGGAACATCTTCTATTTACAGAGGATATACGCCACCGTCTACAACAGCCGATTCTCATAGTTCCGGAGCCACGGTCTACGGGTCATTTAAAGTTGCTTCTTTGGTAGGAACAAGTTATGTTAACGATGCTAACACAACGGTAACAGACTATAATAGTTTTACATTAACATTACCAAGTGCTGCAACAGGCACTGCAACAGGAGGAGGATTTAATTGTGTTATTAGTCCTCTTAATATAGAGAGTTTATAATGGCAGGAACAACATACGCAAATTTAACTACAGATATTAGAAACTACACAGAAGTAGATTCTAATGTATTGACAGCAGCTGTTATTAATAGATTTATAGAAGACGCAGAATTTAGAATATATCAAGAGCTCCCTATGGATTCTGCCAGATATGTTTCAGAAGGAACATTAGTTGCAAACGACAATACAATCAACAGTCCAGGAAAAGGAAGTAAAGGCGCAACAGGGGCTTTATTTATTAGAGGCGTTGAAGTTTTTAATTCTACAGCAAATACTGAGGGGAACGGCACTTGGTTAGAGAAAAAAGATCAAACTTATTTATCAGAATTTGTAGATGAAAAATATGGACCTTCGGGAAAAATACAAGCTCCAACAGATACAACTAATTCTGTTACAGGATTTCCTAAATATTATGCTATGTTTGGGGGAGCGACTGGAGATTCTGATACTACCTCTGGAGGAATGTATATTGCTCCAACTCCTGATGCTAATTACAAATATAGAATATATTATAACATGGTACCTCTAGGATTATCTAGCTCAACAACATCCACTTATTTAAGTAAATACTTTCCAAATGGGCTTTTATATGCTTGTTTGGTAGAAGCTTACGGATATTTAAAAGGTCCAATGGAGATGTTGACATTATACGAACAAAAGTATAAAAATGCTATACAACAGTTTGCAGGAATGCAACTTGGAAGACGAAGACGAGACGATTATACTGACGGAACTGTTAGAATAAAAGTTAACTCACCGTCTCCATAACGAGGAGAAAAAATTATGGCAATAACATCAGCAGTTTGTTCTAGTTTTAAACAAGAACTATTACAAGGTAAACACAGTTTTGCATCATCAGGCGGAGACACTTTCAAAATAGCTTTATTTACAAGTTCAGCATCTTTAGATGCGACTACGACTGATTATAGTACATCAAACGAAATTACAAATACATCGGGAACTGCGTATACAGCAGGTGGAAAAGCGCTAACTAATACTGGTGTAGGTTTAACTTCAACAACAGCATTCACAGACTTTTCAGACGTCTCTTGGACTTCTGCATCGTTCACAGCAAACGGTTGTATGATTTATAATACTACTACTGGAACTGGAACGTCTACTACAGACGCAGTTTGTGTGGTAGCTTTTGGAGGAGACAAAACAGTTTCTTCTGGAACTTTTACAATTCAATTTCCAACTAACGACGCAACTTCTGCTATCCTAAGACTGACGGCATAAGGAGGTAAGTCCTTATGGCTAATACTTGGGGAGAATCCGGTAGTACCTGGGGCCAAGGTGACTGGGGTCAACAACACGTTACAACAATTCCTGTTAGCGGTTTATCTATAACTACTTCTTATAATTCTAGTGGAGTTATTGGCTCACCTGATAGAGGTTGGGGTGCTGATGCTTGGAGTAATGGGGAGTGGGGTCAGTTAAATGATGACACTGCTTATCTTACAGGTTTATCTTTTTCTTCATCAATAGGTTCAGTTACTGCGGCTTCTGAACAAGGTTGGGGTAGAGCTGAATATGGTGAAGAACCTTGGGGTGAAAGTAATAGTCCTGTTGTTTCGCTTTCCGGACTTAGTTTTGCAGCAAGTTTAGGTACACTAGCTTACGCTCAATCAATCTCAGGTTGGGGTAGAGATGAATACGGTATTGGTAACTGGGGTGAAAATACAACTACTATTACACTTGATAGTTTATCAATGTCAATGGAACTTGGTCCAAATGGATGGGGTGTACATTCTTATGGTGACGGTCAATGGGGTGGAGTATTTACATTTAAACCCGAAAGTATAATTGGAATTAGTGGTTTAGATACTACTGCTGCACTAGGTACACCAACCTTAAATTACGATATGAATTTTGATGTCAGTGGTGTAACCATGGGCACTGGATTAGGAACCCTAAGTATAAATAATGGAGCCGATCATCTACAAGGTTTAGCAAGTTTAACAACCGCAGCTGCAGTTGGAGCTATTGCTCCTGCTGATGTAGTAGGAATAAGTGGTGTGACATTTGCTGCTGACATAGGTAGTGTAGAAGCAACGGATGCCCAAATTATAGATGTTTCAGGGGTTAATTTTGCAGCTACTGTTGGATCTATTTCTCCTACGGAAATGGCTGTAGGATTATCTGCACAGACATTTGCCGCTACAGTAGGATCAATTAGCCCTACAGAAATGAGTATAGGGTTGACTGGACAAACATTTACCGCTAGTTTAAATACGGTAGGATTTGGAGTATTAGGTTATGGAGATGTTGACATTACAGGAAATACATCTTTTTCTGATGTTGACATTACAGGAAATACATCTTATACAGATGTAACTATAGCATCGTAATAGGAGAAAAAAATTATGGCATCATCATATACTGGTCTTGGTGTAGAACTTATGGTAACTGGCGAAAAAGCCGGCCAATGGGGAGATATAACTAATACTAATTTACAAATTATTGAACAAATTGCAGGTGGTTATACTACACAAGCTATAACATCAACTCCCACTACTTTATCTGTTTCAGATGGATCAACTGGTGCAACTCTTGCACACAGAATTATAGAATTTACAGGATCAATTGGGGAAGCTACTGTAGTAACAATTCCTTTAGATGTTCAAACTTTTTACATACTTAAAAATGCTTCGTCAGGTGCATATACGGTAACATTTAAATATGCCTCAGGTTCAGGTAGTTCAGTTCAATGGTCTGCTACTGATAAAGGAACAAAACTTGTTTATGCAACAGCTAATGATGGTACTAATCCAGATATAGTTGATGTTGGAATGGCAACTCTTACTGGGACTGAAACTTTCACTAATAAAACTTTAACTAGCCCTGCAATAGGGACAAAAATTTCAGACACAAACGGAAATGAATTAATTAATCTTACTGCAACAAGTTCAGCAGTTAACGAATTTACAATTGCAAACGCTGCAACAGGTAATGGACCAATTCTTTCATCAACAGGTGAAACAAATGTTGATATAAATATTAACCCTAAAGGAACTGGAACTCTTAAAAGTGGCACAGCTGCAGTTAAAATTGCAGGAAAAGAAACTATGTGGATACCTGCTCAAGCTATGTATGGATCAACAACTAATCCTGCAGATGCCGCACAAGTAGAAACAACAGCTACACGACCTGATATGAAAGTGTTTGACTTCGATGCTAGTACAGCACAATACACACAATTTACAGTGGCTATGCCAAAATCATGGAATGAAGGAACATTAACTTATCAAGTTTATTGGTCTCCTGGTTCTACAAATACAGGAAATTGCATATTTGGTTTACAAGCTGTAGCTTGTGCTGATAGTGATACTATTGATGTTGCATATGGAACAGCAATAGAAGTTACAGATGCTGGAATTGGTACAGTAGAAGATCAACAAATTACATCGGAAAGTAGTGCAATGACAGTTGCAGGTTCTCCTGCAGCAGGCGAACAAACTTACTTTCAATTATACAGAGACGCAGCAGATGGTAGTGATACTTTTAGTGCCGATGCAAGAGTATTAGGTGTTAAAATATTTTACACAACTGATGCAGCTAACGATGCATAAGGAGTATAGAATATGGCTTTTGGATACCAAATTTTAGGTTTTGGAGCAGGCGGCGGTGCAGCCCCTTACAATGTAGATTTTTTAGTCGTAGCTGGTGGCGGCGGCGGTGGCGGTACATCTAATGGTGGACCGGCGGGCCGAGGATCCGGAGGCGGCGGCGGTGCCGGCGGATATAGAACTTTATCTACTCAAGAAGTAACTCCTGGAAACGCTATTACAATAACAGTAGGTGCAGGAGCAGCTGGTAAAGTTCAAGCTACAGTTAATCAAGCAACTCCTGGAGGAGATTCATCAATAGCTTCAGACGATTTTTCAACATTTACATCAGCCGGAGGCGGTAGTTCTTCTGGACACAATTCAGGATCACCCCCACCATCTGGAACTCAATTTGATGGAGGATCTGGAGGCGGTAAAGGTGGTTCTAATGGTAATGGTGGATTAGGAAATGTACCTAGTACCACTCCAGCACAAGGCAGTAATGGTGGTGGTGGAATTAACGTCGCTAAATATATTGGTGGCGGTGGCGGCGGTGCTAACGCAGTAGGCGCTACTGCATCTGGTAATCAAGCAGGAGCAGGCGGAGCAGGCACAGCAAATACAATAACAGGATCATCAGTTACTTATTCAGGTGGCGGTGGTGCTGGAGAAAATGGTGAATATAGTACTGCAGAAGGAGCCGGCGGAGCTGGCGGAGGCGGTGCAGGATCAAATCCTGGAAGTGTAGGAACTGCTGGAACGGCTAACACTGGCGGCGGCGGTGGCGGAACCGGAGGAAGAAACAGCGCACCTAATCAAGCTGGTGGTGCTGGAGGAACTGGTGTTGTAATTTTAAAAATTCCAACAGCAGATTATTCCGGAACAACAACTGGTTCTCCTCAATCAGGAACTGATGGAGACTATACAATTTTAACATATACGGGTGATGGGACATACACAGCATAATGGCACATTTCGCAAAATTGGATGAGAATAATAAAGTAATTCATGTTTCTAAAGTTCAAGATAATGAATGTGTAGATGCTAACGGTGTTGAAACAGATGAGCAAGGTCAAAATTTTTTAAGATTTGTTACAAAAGAACCTAACTCAGTTTGGAAAAGATGTTCTTATAATACTACATTTGGAAATCATTCAATAGATCAATCTAAAGCTTTTAGAGGAAATTTTCCTTCTAAAAATTATACTTATGATGAAGCATTAGATATTTTTGTAGCACCTAAACCTTATCCTTCTTGGGTATTATATACTGGAGAAGATACAGATCAAATTAGAAAATATGATTGGCAACCGCCTGTAGCTTATGTGGGAAATCCAGACGGTACAAATACACCTTATTATTCAACATGGGACGAACTTCAAGGAACGTGGACAGCTTACATGGCGAATGACAATGAGACTCAATACATTTGGAATAAAGAAACTTCAGTCTGGGAAACAGTTTAATAAAAATATTGACGTATTAAAATATACTTAGTATATTCTTTCATAATGAAGAAAGAAGTATACAGTGAGATTAAACCTATTTTTCCAACACCTATTTTTGTAAGTGTTACGGATAAACAATTTTCTAAAAAAGAAATATCTTTTTTAAAAAGCAAACACACATCAAATAATATTTTAAACAATAAAATTTTAAAAGACATTAAAAAAGAAATAGTTCTAGCAACACATAATTATTTTGCTGCAATAGATCAACCTAGTTGTGATTTAAATTTTGATATTTTTCAGTCTTGGGTTGAAAAAGGAATAAAAAAGAAAATAAACCCCCACATCTATCAAGTAAAACAAAAGCATAGTTATTTAACCGGTTTTTTATATATTGAAGCTAATGAAAAAAGAGATGTTATTAAATTTATTAAAGATGAATGGAATGCTATTAGTATTAATATTCATGGTTCTAATATATTTAATTCAGCTACATGGGAAATACCGGTTTCAACAAAGAAAATAGTTATATTTCCATCTACAATACCTTATTGCATTGATCAACCTCGTGCTTTTATTAAACCTGTTTCACAACTTAAAAATAAAAAAAATATAATGGTTATAGGTTTTAATGTTTTCTTAACTGTCAAAACTGGCAAAGTTGAAGATTTAATACAGGAGTTAATTAAATGATATCACAAAAACAAATTATTCCTATCTTTCCAATTCCAATATATTATTCAAATCTAAATAGAAAATTTACAAAAAAAGAAAATAGTTTTTTTAAAAAAATTTTATCTAAAAAAGTTAGTAACTTTGGTAATACTGTTAGCTCTAATAATTATGTTTTTAATAATAAAGCTTTAAAAACTATTAAAGAAGAAATAGATATAAGATTAAAAGATTATTTAATTAAAATACTTCAACCTAAAAATAATATTGATTTATATATTACTCAATCTTGGATAAACAGTACAACAAAAAATCAATATCACCACGCGCATGCTCATCCTAATAGTCATGTATCAGGAGTTCTTTATCTTAATGCAGATCCTAAAGTAGATAAAATTTATTTTGTAAAAAATTCAAATCCAAGAGTTTCTTTAAAAACAAAAACCTATAATATGTTTAATTCTACATCATGGTTTTTTCCTGTAAAAACGGGTGACCTTATTATATTTCCTTCTTCTACTAATCATTTTGTAGAACAAAAAAAAGAAAACAATAAAAGGATAAGTCTTTCTTTTAATACTTTTGTAAAAGGAAAATTAGGGGACAACGTATCTTTAAACGAATTATTTTTATAATATGCTTGGTAAAGAAAATTATTGGTTTTGGGATAAATGTATTGAAGAAAAAAGCATTATAAAGTTTAATAAATACATTGAAAAAAATTTTGATCATTACGAAAAAAATATTCATTTTGATCCTTCAAAAAAACATGCTGTAACTAAAGTAATAAATTATGGAAAATTAAAAAACTTTTTAGATCCTTTTATTCAAGCTTGTCAAAAAACTGCTAATGAAAATTTTGGTTATATTTTAAATAAACTATATGATCTCGACGGTTGTCTTTTAAATATTTATAATTCTTCACATACAGGACATTATGACTGGCATGTAGACGAAGCACTTTTTGATCATATAGATATTAAGCTTACTCTTTTAATTAATATTTCAACTAAAAATTATACAGGAGGTAAATTGTATATAAATAAAGGTAAGGAAACACATCTTAAAGAACTAGATAAACCTGGAAGTGCCTTAATGTTTAAATCACACATACTCCATAAAGTAACTCCTGTGACTAAAGGAGAGAGAAGAACCTTAACTATTTTTTTAAAAGGACCTGCATTTAAATAATTTATGTTAGATTTTATAGAAGAATATACTTTGCCTGAAAAAATTTGCGATGACCTTATTCGTTATTATAAAAATAATAAAGAGCATAAAAGTTTAGGTTACGTTGGAGACGTTACAGGTAAACTTAATATAAATTACAAAAAATCTACAGATGTTTATTTTTTTAATTCTTCCAACAACAAAACTGTTTGTAAATTTTTTAATTATCTTTCACAAGCAGTGAGAGACTATTCTCAAAAATATCAATTAAAACTTCCAGTTAAAACTTTTATTAGTAACAACATTCAACATTATAAACCAGGAGAAGGTTTTCCTGCTTTACATTATGAACGGGCTTCAATGTCTTCATTGAAAAGAGAACTAGTTTATATGTTATATTGTAATACTTTAAAAAATGGGGGCACCCATTTTCCAAATCAAGAAAAAACTTTAAAAGCAGTTAAAGGTAAATTATATATATGGCCAGCAGGGTTTACTCATCCGCATCAAGGTGTTATATGTAAAACAAAAGAAAAATATATCGTAACAGGATGGTTTGAAAATTGTGAAAAATAAAAAAATATATTTTATATCAGGATTTCCTAGAGCTGGTAATACAGTTCTGTCATCTATATTAAATCAAAATCCAAAAATTAAAACTACAGCACATTCAATTTTACCAGATGCTGTTCAAAGATTAGATAACTTAAAAAAGTTATATGCCTATCAAAATTTTCCAGATGAAAAGTCTTTAGACAATTTAATAGAAAAAACATTTGAGAGTTATTACAGTCAATGGGACGCTGAATATATTATTGA